GGGGCCGAGAAGGTCACGCCGGCCGGCGCGGTGTTCTCGTCGGCCACGGTTTGCTCGGTGCCGTTCACCGCGCTGGTGCCCAGGCCGATGTCGATGGTCGTATCCGCGCTGGGAGTGTTCGCCTGCACCCAGATCTTCGGCGACAGCATCGTCAGCGTACCGTGGTTGTTGTGCACGTAGACGCAGCGGTACTCGACGTCGCCCGCGGTGCCTTCGCTCGACAGCACGTTGTCGAGGATGCTGGCGCCGGCCGAGGTGCTGGACTTCGCGCCGCCGAGGGACAGCAGAGGGTCGGTCTGGGCAGCGCCGCCGCTCAAGCGGTACTGGATGTCGCTTCCTGCGATGGGCATGATGAGTCCTTACGGTTGCAGTTGGAGAACGCGCAGCGCGGCTGCCGCACGCAGCGCCTGCTTCTGGAAGATCGCGACGTCGAGTTCGAGCACGAGGCGTTCGGCTTCGTGCTTCGGCAACGCCGCGATGACGTCGAACGACACCTCGGCAGGCAGCGTCGCCGGGGCGACGGGCACGGGCTCGGCAGGCGCCTCGACGCGCGGCGCGGCGTTGGGGTCGTTGCCGATGCCGATGCGGTACAGCTTACCGTCGACCACCGTGTACGAGTAGCCGAAGCCCGCGTTCGGGTCGACGGGCGCGGCCGGCGCGTCGGGAGTGGTGACGACCGGGTCAGCACCGTCGCCGACGCCGCGGAAGGGGTTAATGTCGCTCATTGCAGTGTGGTCTCGGTCTGCACGACGTTGACGATGTTGCCGTCGCGGTCGCGCGTGATCTCGCTGGCGATCGTACGGTCAGGCAGGTTGACGGTGACCTCGGCCGGGGGCACGTTGTTCGTGATCTCGACCGTGGGCTGCGGCACCGTGTTCTGCACGTTCACGGTGGTCGGCGGCAACGCGTTGTTGACGACGAGTTCAGGCAGGTTGTTCGTGACTTCGACGGGCGTCGGGTTCACCTCGTTGGTGACCCGAATCTCAGTCGGCTTGGCGGCCAGGGCCGCAACGCTGGATGCGACCTGAGCCACGCTGTTCTGCACGGTCGCCAGCCCTGCGATGAAGTGCTCGATGGCACTCGTATCCTTGGGCTCGCTGGCCTTGGCCAGGAATGCAGTCTCCAGCCGGGCCACAGACAGCGTGAGCGCATCCATAGCGCGGTTCTGCGGCTTGTTCGCGTTCGGGTCATTGGGCTTGCCGCCCTGCTGCGCAGCCTGCTGGGCCGCGAGTTCTTCAGGGCTCGGCGTGATGCCCAGGTCTTCCTCGCGCTGCTTGTCGTCGGCACGCTCCTGGTCGACCGCTTCGGGATCGTCTCCACGCTCGGCGATGATGTCGCTGCGCGAGCGGAAGCCCATCTCGACTTCGAGTTGCTTGGCCTGCACGTCCTGCACCGGGTGGATGTACTCCCAGCCGTCAGGTGCCCAGGTGACGTTCTTCGCGTCCTTCACTTCGGACAGCAGCACGACACCCGAGATCGCAGCCTGATCGACCCACGCGTCGCGGATGCGCTGCAGCGCCTGCGGAATGACGTGCTGCCACTGGCGCTGCATCGCATAACGCCTGAACTCCTGGATCAGCACTCGCAGCGTGCGGTCGCTGACGTTCGCGATGTCGCCTGCGAACAGTTCGTACGGAATGCCGGTGCCCGCTGCACTGCCGAGGTGCTGCGTGCGCATGTAGTCGCTGTACGTGGTGCCAGCCTCGGGCGGGTTGGCGAAGACCATGTCCTCACCATCCATCAGTTCGTTGATGGTCCCGGGTTCGAGCGCGACCTGGGGCACGTCGCTGCTGTCCAGTGAGATCGCTTTGCCGGTGAGTGGGTCGACCGTCGGATCGAACAGACTCGACGGTGCCTTCTTGATGAAGCCGGCAAACAGGTTGGCGATCTTCTGCCGCTCCAGCACGGCGTCGTCGAAGTCGTCGATGTTGCGCAGACGCGTGATGATCGGGGCGAGGTCGGGCACTCCGCGCAACTGGCCGATGCGGGTGGGCTCGATGACGTGGAACATCTCTTCAGCAGGCACGCGGATGAGATCGTTCATGCCAATCATCGTGCCCTTGTTGTCGAGCGGGTGTTCCTTGTAGACCCAGTACGCCACGCGCTGCGACGAACGGTCGAGTTCGATGCCGCTGCGAATGCGGTTGCCAGGGCGCATGCCGGGCCACGTATCGGCGTCGAGCATCGGGATCTGCTCGGGCTCGATCAACTGCACCTGGATGGGCACTTCCATGCCGAAGCTGGAACGGCGGTAGCGGAAGCGGCCGAAGCACTCGCCCGAGCCGATCCAGGTGCGCGTGATCAGCGACTGCAGGCCAGCGAAGTCCAGCATGCAGTCGGCATCGCACACCTTGCCCCAGTCGGTCCACGCCTGGGCCAGCACCGCGCGACGCACCTTGTTCATCGCCATCGGCAGGCGAGCCGTGATGCCGGTGCCGATGAGCGTGGTCGTCCAGCGCTGGGTGGCGCTCTTGCCAGTCCATGCGTTGCGCTCCAGGTCACGCGACCTGTTGCGGATGTTCTGCAGCCCTTCGAGCGCGCGATTCGGCCCGCTGCTCGGCGGCGCCCAGCCGCGCATGCGGCGGCCGGTGCTGGCAGCGTCGTACTTGGCCAGGATCTGCTTGAGCATCTCGTCGCGAGCAGCGGCCTTTGCCCCAGGCTTGGGGCCGGGCTTCTGGCGCTGCGCCACGGGCTTGCGCGTTGCCATCAGTAGCCCTTTCCGGCGTGGTACATGCGGTACTGCTTGGGCCGCTGCACGCCGTTCTGCTGGTCGAACTGCGTCTGCAGATCGTCGCGGGCCTTGATCAGGTCGCTGATCGGACGGTAGGTGACCTGTTGGCTGCCGTTCGAGATCTGCCGCTCGCCACTGGCGATTGCAGCGTTCAACGCGTCGATCTGTTCCTGGGTCACTGCCATAGTGGCCGCGATTGTGCGCAGGGTATTTGGAATTCGCCCTGCGGTTGCATTGCGTAATTGTTGCCTGTGGCAGAATTGAATACGTATGAAAAAACGTGGCCGCAAAGCCCTGGTGCCGGGCGCAGAACAGCACCGTCGCAACGTGACGTTCGACGACCTGACTCTCAGGATGCTGACGGTGTTGGGCGGCGGCAATGTGTCGCGCGGAGTGCGCGTGGCCGCTCAGGTGGCCTGGGACAAGTACCAGAAAAACGACCCCCTACCGGATGTCCGATAAGGGGTCCGCAAAGCGGAGTGACCCGCTTCCCTTTGCAACACGTCGCAGCGATCCTACCCCAGGTAGGTCGATCTTGACTGCCGGCGCTGCCTGCGCACAGGCTGCGGCTCTGGCGCCGGTAGAGCAGCGCGGATGGGCTCGTTGGCCTGCATCTCGCGCCGCTCTTCGCGCGTGATGCGCTCGCTGTTGCGCTCCAGCGTGGCTGCCCAGGCGGGAGGGTTCAGCCAGTCGATGCGGTCGGCCCCCAGGCGCAGCAGCGCGCCTTCGCAGTAGCCCAGCAAGTCCCAGGCTTCGTTGCGCTTGCGTACCTGGGTCCAGGTGCCGTCAGGGTTGCGCACCTCCGACTTCAGTTCGTCGAAGAATGACTTCGGCAGCCAGTCGGGGATGTGGATGTAGCCTGGGCCAGCGAACTCGCGGCGCAGGCCCGTGTTGATCACGTCCTTGAGCTTGTTCGTGTTCAGCAGGTAGAGCGGGATGTCGCCACCCTCCTTGCCGTTGCGGCCGCCCACCAGGGTCTCCTTGATGAAGGGCGTGAGCGCTGTGTCCTTGCGGCCGACACCCTTGATCAGCATGATCCGCTGCGACATGCCGATCGCACGCATCCGCCTGTACCACGCATAGGCACGCTCGGTCACGCCTTCCTCGCCGCCCGTGTCGACTGCCGTCATCATCACCCGCAGTTCGACGTTAGGCACCACCGTGCGGTAGGTCTTGCGCATGACCTGTTCGAGCAGCACGTCCCAGTCCTCAGCGTAGCCGGCAGGGTCCAGTTGAGCCTTGCCGCCATCGACACCTTGACGCTCCGACTCGGTGATCGCAAAGCGGTCGATCACTGCCTTCTCGCGGTGCTCACCGACGGCATGCACCTGCACCACGAAGCGGGAGTTGACGCCACCTTGCACGTCGACCTGGGCTGTCACGAAACGAGCCCACTCAGGGACGACGTAGCGCTCCATCTTCTCGCGGCGGTTCATCGGGTCGCGAGAAGCCGCTGCAGCGTCCTTCAGGTGCCGCGGGGTATACGGCATGCCCTGGTCAGTGTTCGTGGTCACCTTGATCGATTCCTCGCTTCCCGAGAGCACGTATGCACGCAAGCCCTGCAGGTAGCGGGTGATGATCGATCGCCACGATTGGTAGGCAGCCGCAACGCCGCCCATCCAGTAGCCAGCGATGGTGCTCTCGTGGGGTTTGCCGATCAACTCGCCGCCGCGCGTGATCGTCAGCCCGTCCTGCACCCATCGGCCAGTGGCGTTCAACTGCTTCTTCGAGCGCGGCCCGATCTGCGCTCGGCAGTGCGGGCAGATTACTCGGTTGTGCTCGACGGCGATCGCGTCCAGGTCGGCCTCGCGCACGATCTCCAGCAGCACGTCTTCGCTCGGCAGACCGAACAACCCGAGCCCAGGTTCAGCCTGGAAGAACTCGCCGCACAGCGGGCAAGGCCAGTAGAACCGTCGCCGGTCGGACTGGTTGTAGATGCCCAGGATGCCGGTGACGGGCGGCGCCTCGTGCAGCGTCGCTGGGGTCCAGTGAGGGTCAACGATCTCGATGCCTGGGCTCGACTCGACGAGGCACATGCCGCGCGACAGGAAGGTCTGCGTGCGCTTCAGCGCGAGCTTGAACAGCGGGCCTTCGCCATCGACGTTCTCTGCATTGGCCATGCGGTCGATGTCGGTGATCGCCACGTAACGGTAGGTCGAGCCCGAGACGTTGGATGCCGTCGGCCAGCCGATCTTCAGGAACATCCCGTTCCTGAACATCTTGTCGTGGATGGTGTCGTCGTGACTTCCGCCCATCATCGCAGCAAGGCCAGGGCTATGACGCAGCGCGCGGTCGATGTCGGTCTTGCTGAACTCGCGGGCCTTGTCCTGCGTCATCTGCACGAACAGCATATCGCCAGGATCGTTGACGACGTTGTGCGCCATCCAACCCAGCAGCATGCCCAGCGTTTTGCCCGTTCGAGCGGGGCCGGCGAACACGACAGCCTCGTGCTTGCGGCTGGCTAGCATGTTCATCGGCTCGACCATGTAGGGCGTCTCTTCTGCGGACCAGAAGGTCGGCACGCCGCCGGGCTGCGCGATGAACAAGGTCTCTTGCGCGCCCTGGCTGACGGGCACGCGCCTGGGTGGAACGAACGCTTGCCAGGAGTGGCAGACGTCGGCGATTGCGCGGAGGTCAGAAGAAGGAGTCATTGGATTCAATGTCCACGCCGTCGTTTGCCGTGCGGTAGGTTTCTTCGAGGTCGCTGGCCAGTTTCGCCTTGGCGGCGTTGATCAACTCCATCACGCGCTCGCACAGCGCGGGCTCGAAGCCGTCGCGTTCGAGCACGTCGCCGATGGCATCGAGCGCCTGGGAGCACTTCGAGAGCGCCTTGGCTGATGCTGTGATCACCGACTGCCGGTCGACCACCTTGCCCTCGTCAATGTCGGCCTTGACCTTCGCCTGACGGGCCAGTTGCAGTTCCTTCTCGGCCGCAGCCTCTTCGCGGTCGGCTCGGTGGATCTCGTAGCGCTGGTAGGGCGTGCGCCCATTCTCGTCGCGCTCGCGATTGCGGTCTTCATCCGCCTTCTGCCCCGCATTCCTGCGTTTTTTCTGGACAGAGTTGATGTTTGCAGTGAAATCGTCGGGATCGTGTGCCATACCGAGAGCATATGGCAAATGCTAAACGTGACGCAACTGATGTCACATGCCATATAACAAACCCAGATTCTAAACGTCAGAAAACTCTCGAAAGTCGCGCCTCTTTGTCCC